GAATTAGGAATACTTTTTTTAACAACTTCTGTAACTTGTGGAGGTACATTTAAATTGTTATAAAATAATGCGTAAATCTGCACTTGATCAAAATCAGTATCTAAATCTTTTATGCTAAGTTCAAATCCATCTGAAGATATAGATCCTGGAGCACCACCTTGATATGTTACGTATGATGTGCTATCTGCATCTGACACATGATATAAATTACTTGTTGGAGATATTCCTGTTTCTGCTCCTGCGTCTGTCAAATATTTATAACAGTATTGATATACCCCTACTGGCAAACTACCAGATATAACATTACTCAAAACTATTTGTGAATGATCGCATTTAGGTGTAATATCTAATTCATCAGGATTTAATGTTTCTAATCTTTTACCTCTTATATTTAAAGTTCTAAGTGGATTTTTATTATCTGTCCAATAAATTCTTGAAATACAATCGTTTTCCGTAATACCTTCTACTCTGCATTTAATCAAAGGATCCATGTTTAAGTTAGGAAAATCATTGCCTAAAAAATCATAACAAATTCTAAGGTCAGTAGTTTTTACAACATTACCATCATTGTCAAAATCTAATAAAAAGAAAAGTGTTTTGAAATCATCAATAGATGGAGATGGACCTATAAGACCACATACAATAAGAATTAATTGATTTTTAAATGAAAAATGTCCTACAATATTAACAGCATCTTTAAGAGGTTTGTTTTCAGGAGTTGTGCCATTACCATCGCCTACACCGTATGGCATAATTGGATTTCCACTTGCATCAGTCGCTCCTGCAAAATATTCATAACTAAAAGGAGTTGTTACTGGACTTCCATTGTACAAATAATCTTCTTTCCCTACTATATCTGTATTAGTTAAATCTATAACTTTTTTATTACCGTTTATGTTTTCAATAGTAAAAGTTGATCCATCTGTATTGATCACTTTTATATTCATTGCATCACGATACGTTCCATCCAATTGCATTCTTGGATCAGAATCAGTAACTAGGCCTTTACTAAATCCTTTTAATTTACTTTTCTCTGCCATTAATAACTATTTAATCCATCATACAACGGTGGGTTGTGAGATGTAATTGGAATTTTAGCATTCCATATTTTACCTATTTTTAATAATTCTAATGAAGAAGGCATGTTATCATCACCCCTTACCTTAGCGCAAAGATGATACCATCTTCTTTCTAAATCTTTAATTATGTATTGTGGTGCATTACCAGAGTAATAATCTATAGATTTATGTTTCCACATAATATAAAACGCTACAGCTTCTTCATGACCTTGCCTTACTGTTGGATACCCGTCCGCGTCCGTGTGCGCGCGCAGGTAGGATATTACTACATCTTTACTATATTTTCTTGAAAAATTCAATCTATTGCCCTCTACATAATATCTGTCTTGTTGATCACTTATTTTACTTCTAAACTGTGAACTAGAAGGTTCTATAATGTCATCACCCACCCTTACGTTTAATAATTTAATCAAATCATTAGGTAGCGTAATTTGTTTATTTTGTAGTCTATTTTTTGCACCTGTAAATCTTTGTGTTATTTCAGGCGCTCCAGAAACATCTAACTCTATAAAAATAGGATTAGCTTGAAACCCTGCGCTTATAGAAAGTTCTAAGATATTGGTTCCAGCTGTATATGACGCATTAATACCTATTGCATTTTTTAAATACGATCCATCGATAACTGCTACTGCATTAGCAAGAGTTGTGTCTAAATCAACGCCTATAGATATTTCATTTGTTTCTTTTGTTGCTCCTACATAAGCAGAATTTGATAAATCTCTAAATACAAACTTAGTTCCATTAATTATTATATATTGTTTGTCTAAGGAATTATTAGTAAATTTTATTTTAGCAACTTGTGAGGCTACTTCTGTAGCATAGGTTCTTTCAGCTCTTTCAAACGTATCTTTACTGCCAATATATTGTTCTGCTTCAAACACCCATTCAGCCCAAGAGTCTACATGTTTATTGTATTCTCTTAAGCCTAAGTTTCTAGAAACATTATTAAATACTCTAAATGCGGATACTCTCATATTATGCTGTTGTTGCTATTAATACTTCTACTTGTACATTTGCTGAATCTGCTCTTAAAAATATTTCATCTATAGCTCCACCTCTTGCAGTTACCGCTGTACCACCAGCATTTGCTTCAATATCTGTAGATGTTAATATAAAACTTGCATCTGGATCTACAGTAATACCTGCAACATCGCCACCCGTATCTTCTAGAATAACACCTACTGCGTTACTATCATCAAGATTAGTTATTCTTATATATTCTACAGCAGATCTTTTAAAAGCTCCAGGAGCTCCAGCTTCACTACCATTATCTACCAAATCAGCCACTTTTACTTGATTTGTATTTGGTAAATTCAAAATACGAACATCTATATTATCTATGCTTGCAAAAGTTTTAGTTAATGTTTGTGCGTGTGATCTGTTGTCAGCAGAAGTGTTGTGCGTTACAGACAATGCTTCTGTGATGGTTACTGTTAATGTTCCTGCTGTTAATCTACTTGCCATTTTATGTAGTTTTTAATTTTTTAATTTCTTCTTTAAATATGCCTAGTGGCATAATTTTACATTTACTATATTTTTTTGGCCGTTTCCAAACAACCTTATAATAATAATCATCTAATATAGGTACTTTGTATTTAACAAGCTTTCCTTTAGCGTTAGATTCATTTATATCTACACGATAATGAAAAGCTCTTTTGTGATGTTTCTTGTCTAAGTACAAGTAACCCATATCTCCTGGCAAATGAATTAAATCATTTTTTTGAATTAAATCTCTTGCCAATATTTCAAAAAACTTTTTGATTACAGAATAATATGTTTTGTAATCAAGTTGTTTTTCCCTAAACTTTTTTTGCCCCTTTAGCCATTCTCCCTTTACTGTTACAGCTTTCTTTATATTGTTGTATATATCTCTAGCTGTTTCGTATTTATCCCTGTGCTTGCGGCTGAATAATTTTTGTTGTGTCTGCATTATCAGTTATTGAATCATTCAGTGATGTTAGTGATGCTTGCATTTCTGCTGCTAATATTCTTCTATTTAAATCACTAATCATTTCTTGTGGTAACGGATATTCTAAATCATCATTTGTCCAACTATTGTTTTCAGTTGGATTTTTCAATAAAGCACTAGCAACAATAGCGTATGATTTAGGTGTCGAATCATAACCACCTACAGTTCCTCTATTTACAGATAATAAATTATCTATTTGTAATATACATTGACCACTACTATATATGGACATGCTAGCTGTTGGCGTACTGTGTGTAAATCTATTATGTTTTTTATAAGTTGCTTCATCTCTTGTAACTATAGAAACATTAGTTGATCCACGTCTAGTTTCTGCATCTTCTACACTTACAACACTAATTCTACCCAAACCATGTTTAGAATTATTTGTAACTAAATGAGGTATTCTTAATCTTATAACACCATAATCATTAGGTTCTTCAAAAAAATAAGAATGGGTTAGTTCTAATGCATTAACATCTTTTTCATTGGCTATCACACCGTTAAACTTGCTTATAGTAGCGTCATCAGCCGTTCTTGCAGAAAAAGGAATTATATATGCCGAGTTAGTTGTATGTGTACTGTGATAATTTACCCAAGCATCACTTTTTTCATGATCATCATCTTGTGTAATACCTAATATCTGATAACAGTCAATAGGGACACCTCTACCATCAGCGATCAATTCACCTAATATCTGAGCTCTATAGTAATGTATCCAAAATTTTATTTGTTGTGTAGATACATTTTGTTCAGAGTTAGTATTACCGCCATAAGCGATGTTCTTAATATTATATGCTAGTTCATTTAAAGTTGCCATACCATTTACAAAAATACTTTAATTTATTCGTATAAACAACAATAGGCCCTCCGCCCTAAAGCATGCAGACCTATCATTGCGCAGGGAGCAAAAAGCTCTTATATTGATTTGCTCTGCTCTGTTTCTATAGATTGTGATTGAACGTTCATACTTTCAATATTCACAACCATTTTTCTTACTGTTATATCAATAATTTCTCTTTGATATAATTCTTTAACTCGATTATTTTCAACATTAGAAAAACATTCTGTATGATTTCTAAAAATTAATTGTTGCGCTTTACAAGCTCCTACACTAGTAGCTGGCAAAAAAAATACTCTAGCATGTTCATACATAAAAATTCCTTGAGGATTATTTATATCTCCACCTCCGTGACCTACATAACAAATTGGATCCTCTTTAGATGGTTTATTAAATGGATCTGAACTTGTTTTTAAATCTAAAAAATTTTTAGAACCAAGTATTTTACAATTACTATACCCTGTAGTATTAAAACCTGTATCATCATATAAAACTTCAAAATTAATTAAATGCATATAATCTTTATGAAGTTTTTTATTTGCAGACCAATTTTCAAAGTCATAAATTATTGCTTCACCTGTAGTAGCATCAGTTGCGCTTACTTGTGTTTGATTAGAAGCTTTAAATGATTCATAATGAAAAAATTGCAATGCATCCCTAGAAACTTGTTCTTGTTCGTAAAATTGATAATGACGATTTATAAAAGCACTAATAGCTTGATCTATAAACATATTTTTTTCATCGTCTGTAAAATAAGGCTGGTCAGCCTTATCTAACAAAAGATCAATCATATCATATGCTTCTTGTAAATTCATTATTTTTTAGCTTTAACTGTTTTAGCTGGTTCTGCTTCTACCACTTCTTGTGGTGCATTACCTCTTAATTGATTCTTTAGTAAAGCATAAATATCAGAATTATCTTTTAACCACATAATGGCTTGATCTTCTGACAATCCTATGTTTGTAGATCCATATTTATATGTACCGTTTACAAACGTAAATATTTGCTTTTCTAAACATACTTTAATAAATACCTTGTATGGTGCATCAGCATCATTTAAGTATTCTATAAACTTTAATGGGTTGTCACTTGCATAGCCAATAATTTTAGCTTTACGAATGTTATCATCCCAGTCTCCGTTAAGACCTATAAGTCTGCATAGGTTTTCTATCTCTTTTTTCGATAACGATGCAGCAGCTGTAACTGAATCAGCTTTAGCTAATGCTATTTCTGCTGCTTTGTTTTCTTGTTCAGATATATCTTCCATGATGTACTTTCCGCTCATCATAGGATGATCTTTTAAAAACTCATATACTCTTCTATCATCTTCATCGTTAATATCCAAAGGAACTACAGCTTGGAACATTTCCCAGCCACTTACCTCTATTCCGTTTGGATCAATAAGTGTTATCAGCTTCCCTTTTCTGTTTTTGTAAGTGCCAAACTTAGCATAGTTAAACTTGCCTGGATTAGCTGCTTTTATTAATACTACGTGTTTCATTTCATTTAGTTTTAGTTAATTACTCCCTTACTTTAAATTTGTTGGATCACCTTGTTTAGTTCTTACGACTCTATTTTTACCAGTTATCCAAGTTTTGTTTGCGGATGTATTAAGCCACTTAAGACCTCCACTACCTTTTACATTAATGTGGAAAGCTCTTGACTCTACTACTTTAGGTTCGTTTGTAATATCTACAACCTTACCATCTCTTACCGCTAGAATTGTTTTCATATTGCAAATATAAGAATAATGGAGGGGACAAGCCCCTCCGTTACTCAAATTATCTATTAAGATTCAGCATCAGCAAAAGGAGTTCCCAAAGTTCCATCTCCTACAAGTACACCTGAAACTAACCAATTAGTTCCATCACATACAATACGGATATTTCCACCTGGATCATTACCTTTTGTTGCAGCATCTAAATTAATAAAGTCATTACTGTCATTATCAGAATTAAAGTGTTCTGATTTGTCAGATGTATCTTTATCTAAAAGAACAAGTCCTCCAATAAAGTAACCATCACCAACTGTAATGTGTGTTGCATTAGAAGCTTGTGCGTGATTAATCATAATATCTACATACCAACCAGCTCCTGCTTGTGCAGCAGTAGGTAAAGTTAAGATACCAGCACTTGTATCGCCTGTTACAACAATACTAGCACAATCATCATGTTCTAAGCTCAAAGCAGCACTCCATGTAATGATGTTTGCTTTTGCAACTCTTAACTGTGGAATAAAGATTGCCTCTTTTCCAGCAGCCAACGCAGAACCATCAGTTTGAGATCCTGGTAAGAATCCTCGAACCGCAGTTCTTAGTTTGTTAAAATCAAATTTCAAAGCCATTTCTATTTATTTTAAATATTAATAATTAAAGTATTGCCGTTTAAGCTTCTCTTCCGTCAATACCAGTTAAGTGATTATTGGGAGGGTTTCCCCTCCCTTTAATCGTTAAATACAATTATTAAGCACCTTCAGCTATAGCACCACACGTAAGTATGTCAGCTAAATATTCAGATGCATCATCATCAGCTATTACGTAAAAAGCTTCTGAGCCTTGTACAATAATTTTTGATAATTCTCTCATTATATCCTTCTCTTTACCACTAGTACATGTAAGCGCAATAGTAGTACCTACATCGGAACCAGCATTACCACCAACAGCAGTAATTAAAAGAGCTCCATCACCAGTTTGATCAATAGCGTTAATATTGTTTGATTTAACCGCTATAGCATCATCTGATGCATTGTTGAAAAATAAAAAT